ATAAATACATTCAGGACATACATGGCACAAGGATATAGGTGATACATGAAAGCAATCAAAAAAGCGATACCGGTTGAGGTATGGCAGCTGAATCACAAGACGAGCTACATCAATCTTCCCCAGTTTGTTGTTGATCACTTTACAGAGATCGAGTCGTGCGATGATGGGACATGGAAGATTCAGACTCCGGAAGGTGTGATGAGAGCTATGGACGGCGACTATTTAATTCAGGGCGTTGCAGGTGAGATATATCCATGCAAGAGAGAAATTTTCCTGAAGACGTATATATTCGTCAACGACGGCGCGCGTTCCTGAAAAAAATCGCGAAAAACAAAAAAAGGGGCATTAAAAATGGCATCACTGCCGATTGTAAAGATAAAGCAGAACAGCAAAGGCATAACAGATATGTTTGTGGATGGGCATCTGCTGAAGAGCTGCTATCACGTTGAGTACGAACAGAACGTAGGGAAGATCCCCACATTTACGTTCAGCACTTACAGTTTCCCGGAAATAGAGTGCAAAAGTGCGGCAGTAGAGATTATGGTCAATCCTACAAGTATGCCGATGATGTTGGAGGCAATTGATTACTGTCTGGACATTGAGGGCATTTCTCCGGACGATTCATGGTCAACGATAAAGGAGAGACTAAATGTGGCTTTTAACTCAAGATAAAGACTGTCTGGTGAATCTCAGCAATTACGACACTGTTTATGCGGCTGGGAACATGGTTGTGGCGTCGAAGCTGGGGGAAGAGGAAGGTGTAGCGCTTGGTCGGTACTACCACGAGGAAGACGCCCAGCAGGTCATAGAAGACCTCGCGAAATTCATCGAGGATTCCAGTGCTCTGCCGTTTGCGGAGGACGGGGTGGTCTATATAGTCAAGTAATCATGGCGGAATCGTCTAGTGGAAGGACGCAGGGAGCGGCAAGTGGGACTGTCGGACATACATGCTTAGCTACGCGATGATCTGTAACGCCAGTTCAAATCTGGCTTCTGCCTACAAACCGAGCAGGTGGCAGGACGAAACCATTATTTTGCTATTAGGCACAAGTGTGCGCGTGCGCAGAATCGGTAAAGAACCATTAAAACGGCGAACATGTTTGTTAACAACTACAATCCTGTCGCCTGCTCTGGGGAGGGAAAGATGGATATTATCAAAACTGTAATTTCAACGGTATCCGTAGCGACCGTCTGCGTTCTAGGCGTGGCTGTGCGCGGCAGGGATAGGGAGACGCTGATGGTTGGCATGTATTTCGGCATCCTTATTGTGGCGCTTAATGCAATGATGTGGATTAAATAAATGGCAAGTGAATCGCTCGTAAAAACTGTACGAAGCTATCAGGATTACATTGACCGCAAGGGCATTTCAGAAAGTGTCATTGAAGCTATCATTATGGCGGCTAAGACGTCGATTCAGGCTGAAAAGGACGTTGAGTTTGGCCTTAAAGTGACCAAACTTGCCAAAGCAGTGATTGACAGGTTCGTATATCAAAAGAGCGGTGGAACTATATTTGATCTGGACTCGTACTGCAATCTTCATCATACCAATTATTCGACTCTTGAACACTGGTACAGCGTGCTCAAGCTGGAGGCGCCATACCTTTTCAACAGCTATTTGCTGTATCTGGAAAAAAACCGCACGGAATCTGTCAAATTTTATGCGCCAAAAATGCGCCAATTGAACAGGCATGGCGTTATTCAGGCGATGCAAGACCTTGAGGACGACAAATTAGACCGTGTTTGCCTGTCTATGCCGCCCGGCGTCGGGAAGACGACACTGGAAAAGTTCTTCACGTCGTGGGTTATAGGACGGCATGTAGACGACTACAGCATATTTTTCTCCCATTCTGACGACATTACGCGCATGTACTACAAAGGCGTGCTGGATATCACTACGAGCGATGAGTATACGTTCGCGGATATTTTTCCTGATTGCATTCTTCAGGCGACGGATGCGAAAGCGGAAACCATTAATTTTGGCAAGTACAAACCATTTGCCAGCTTGCAGTGTTCGTCCATCGGCTCTAAAAACGCCGGAAAAATCCGCGCTAACCGATATATCTGTCTTGACGACTTGATTGGGCGGCTGGAAGAAGCGCTGAATCCAAATATTCTGGAAAAAATTTGGAACATTTACGCTGTCGACCTGAAGCAGCGCAAGCTGAATGAGCAGGTTAAGGAGCTGATTATTGCCACACGGTGGTCTGTGCGCGATGTTATAGGACGTGTACAACAGTTGTACGAGGGGGATCCTCGGATGCGCGTTATTGCCATCCCGGACATTGACCCTGTGACAAAGCAAAGCAATTTCGATTATAAGTACAACGGAATGTCCGTGTCCTTCTTCAACGACCAAGCTCTGGCGATGGACGACCTTTCGTATCGTGCACTCTATAAGCAGGAACCGATTGAGCGTGAAGGGCTGCTGTATCACGACGAAGACCTGATGCGGTATATGTCCCTGCCGGATAAGGAACCAGATGCCATATTGTCGGTATGTGACGTTAAGAACCGCGGTACGGACTTTATGTTCCTGCCGGTATGCTATCAGTACGGCGAGAAGTATTACTTTGTGGATTGTGTTTGCGACGACAATGCAGATTTTGGAGTGCAGGAAGAAAGGTGCTCCGATATTCTGGTGAAATGGAACGTGCAACAATGCAGGTTTGAATCCAACAACGGCGGAGACAGATTCGCGGAAAACGTAGCCAATCTCGTTGACGACAAAAAAGGACGATGCAATATCACTAATAAGTTCACAGAAACTAACAAGGAGACCAAAATTATCGTCAACGCAGATTGGGTAAAGAAGCATGTCATATTCCCTGACAAAAGTCTGTACCCCCCGAAGAGCGATATCGGAGTATCTATGGGCGAACTCTTTACATATTCAATTTCCGGACATAATGTACATGACGACGTGCCTGACGGATGGGCGCAGTTTGCATTAATGGTTACGGAGGATCGGGGATATGCCCGTGCGGAGGCCATTCGCAATCCGTTTAGTGGTGGGTGGTTATAATGGTCGACAAAAAGATATTAACGCAATACGCGAGTCTGGTTAAGGAATACGAGGAGACTGCATCTGACATTGCCAGAATAAACAGCGCTATTCGCAAGCTGGAAAAACGACTGGAAGAAATTGAAGCCGGTGAGGTCGTAAAAGACAGGGTGTATGGCGGTGAAGGCGGAATACAAGGCTATAACATCGAGGGAATTCCCACTGCGGAGTATGACAGGGACGCCAGAGCACTGCTTCACAGCAAATTAGTCCTTGAATCGCGGCAGGCTAAACTGAAATTACTGCAATTTGAGATTAAGTCGTCCATTGATTCTGTCAGTGAGTATATCGCCAACATTGATGATTCCATGATCAGGAGGATTGTGAGCTATCGTATTGTCAAACAGATGTCATGGGATGAGGTTGCCATGAATATTGGCGGTGGAAATACAGCTGATGGTGTGCGTATGATGTTCAAAAGATACCTGTCTGGCGACAAAAAGCGCAAATAAGCGCATGTTGTTCGTTTTGTTCGCATTAAAAATAATATTATTATAATGCGAAATAAGAAGAATTCATCATAGTTCGTTTCTGTTCTCCTCCTATCGGGAACCCCTTCGGGGGTTCCCATCATTTTTGTGAGGTTGTTGCCTATGTTCAAGTATACCGGGCGGAACATCAGACCGTTCTCCGCACTGACGCATAACCGCTATGGGCGTCAGGTGATATTTACGCGTGAGGACATCATTGATGAGTCCAACATTGTCGATGAACTTAACAAAGCGATAAGCATACATAGGCAGAACGCTGCTGAGATTAACTATCTGGACAACTACTACCGCGGCGACCAGCCGATTCTGTATCGCCAAAAGACAGTCAGACCTGAGGTCAACAACAAAATCGTCGAAAACATTGCGTTATACATCGTCGAGACAAAAACCTCAGAGATAGCCGGCGAACCTATCCAGTATGTACTTCACGGGACAGACACATCAAAGTCGGAACAGATTTCCAAGCTCAACTCGATAATGGAGGGTGAGGACAAAGGCTATTACGACATTGAACTCTGCCGGTGGAGAAGCATATGCGGTACGGCATACAGGTTTATAGGGAATGAGACCAATCATCGCAGGCTGATGGATGAGACCAGCTTTTATCTGTCTACTGAAGATCCGCGGCTGACGTTCGTTGTCTATTTTGCCAGTGACGGACAGCCTGCATTTTCCTGCCAGATTCGCGAGAACAGTCTGGGTGAAGAATATTACTTCTGCTATACGCAGTCAGAGTTCTTTGAGATTAAGCAGAACGCGATAGTTTCTTCCGGCATTAACGGCAACGGCGCAATTCCTGTAGTTGAGTATCCAAATAACCTGAGAAGGTTGTCCGATATAGAGATTACAATCACGATTACCGACGCGCTGAACACCATGGCGTCCGACCGGGCAAATGGAATTGAGCAGTTCGTTGCCTCGTGGATCAAGTTTGTCAACTGCGAAATTGACGCTGACCAGTTTAGACAGATGCGCATGGAGGGTGCGTTGGTGGTGAAGTCCATCAATCGCACAGAAAACAGTAAGGCAGACGTCGATGTAATCAACAGCGAACTGAATCAGACAGAATCTCAGGTTGCCGTTTCTGACCAGTATGAGAAATTGCTGGTGATTCAGGGCATGGCGAACCGGCAGGAAAATAC